TGCCATCACCGTAGAGGAGCTGCGCTTCCTCTGCGAACTCGAGGCCGTAACGCATCTCCGCATCGATCGTGCTCTGCAGCTGCGGCGCGTCGTCGAGGATCTGCCGCGCGGCCTTGAGCATGTGAGCGATCGTCCGGACGGGGAACGAGCGCAGATCGAAGGTGTAGTTCGAATACGGCTTCGCCGTCGATTCCGCGACGGGTGCGGCGGCGTTAGTGCGCAGCACCTGGACCGGATACTCGATGGCGTTTGAGATCGTCTGGCCGGGCGCGAACAGGTCGCGCACGGTCATCTGCCTCATCGGCAGCGGAACGACCGGCTGGCGGTCGGCAACGACAAGCGACGTCGAGACGGAACCCGTAGAGCCCCACGATCCGGTACCGCTCAGGATCGTCTTGGTCTCGATGTTGATATGGACGGCGCCCTTCTTCTCGCCGCCCAGGAGCTTGGCTTTGACGGCTTCGTTGGCGACAATCAACTCGCCGAGCGACTTGCGTTCGTCAGTCGCGGCGGCACCACCGCCCCTGCGAACCAGCTTCTGTTCGACGTCGGCGAGACGGGCGTTGTGCTTCTTCTCGATGTCCGCCATCTCGTCGGTGATCTTGGAGACCTTGCCGTTCATTTCGAACAGGGCCTTGTCGGCACCGGTCTTGGTTTCCTCGGTGAGCTTGCCGAGGGTCTTCATCTCTGCCTGCGCCTTTTCGGCGAAGGTCTTGACTTCGGTCGTCGCCTTTTTCAGATCTTCGGCGAGGGTCTTGAGTTCGCTTGCAGCCGCAGCGGCGGCTTCTTCTTCCTTGGTCATTGTCGTGATCCTTAGAATTTGGGAAGGGAGAACCCGGCCAGAGTCGACGCGAGTTCCTGGTGAGCTGCCTTGACGACAGCCGCCTCGTCCTGTCCCTCTTCCCGAGGTATCAGCGACTTGAACCCGTGAGCGGCGACGTCACGGGCTTGCGTATTCGAAAGGCTGAACATCTCCCGGATGAGCCTCTCGATCTCGCGAATGGTAAGCGGCATGGACTTCATGCCGGCGGGCATCTCCATACCCGTCAGCGCTTTGTGCGCGGTCTTCAGATGCTGGAGCATCATGGCGCGCTCGTCAGCCGACGGGCTGTCGTTGCCACTCATCGTGGCCATGTGCAGCTTCATGCAGTCAGCGACTGCTTTGACGGCTGTCTGCTGGTCGGCCATTGCCATCATGGTCTTCACCGAGTCGATACGGGCCGCGGGGTTTGCCGGATCACGCACGATGTCGACCGAGGCAAGGTGGAGCTTGGTCAGGATGCGCTTCGCTTCACCCGGCTTCTTGCTGCCGGTCATGGTCGAGCCGCCCTGCGGCACGCTGAACGCGATGGACAGGCCCTTGAGGGCGCCGTCCTGCATCAGGCCGCGGATGCGGCGGCCGTTATCCGTATCGAGGGCGCTGATCTTGCCTTTGACGCGAAGACCAACCTCGTCTTGGGACATCTCTGTCCACACACCAACCGGGAGAAGATCGCCGCCAGGCACATAAGGGCTGTGCTCGGCATAGAGTCCCGGCAGAGTACCGTTGGCCTTGTGCTCGGCCAGCGTATCGTCAAAAGCCCCAGGAAGGATGACGTCGCCGTAGCTGTCGATGTTGTGGAATACCGAACCCAGCCCTTCGAACATGCCGGGCTGGCTATCATTGATGAACTTGAATTCAACGGCGGCGCCCTTGCGCTCGATCTCGCCTGACTCGCGGAGGTAGCTTTTCATGGTGGCTTGTCCGTTGGAGACCGGTTCACCGGTGAGTGCCGCACGCGCCTCTTCAAGCAGGGTCATTTCCTCGGCCATCGAGGCTTCGTCAGCATCAACGGTTCCATCGACATGGCCGCTGTGCAATTTGATGATCTGGTCGAGGAGCTCGATGGCGCGCGGAACATCCATCTTGGGGCTTGGTTTCATTGCGATTGTCCTCAGCCCTGCGCTGCGTCGGGCCCGACCGGAGAGTTGGTCGGATCGGTCGTGCTTGGTGTGAAGTTCGCATTGTCTTGCGTGATCGCTGGCACCCGGATGCCAAGCTTGCCAAGCAACTGGATTGGCAGAAGGTTGCCCATGACCGTTAGGTCGTCGCCACCAGGGAGTGGCGGTTCGTTGTCGAGCGCACGGAGCTCGTTGCGGGTCCGCAGTCCTTCCTGGGCGAGCACCTTGTAGAGCGCCGCGCGGGCCGCGCTGTCGGCGCGCAGCAAGCCTTCGACGTTGAACTCGGCGTAATAGCCGCCTGATCCTGAAGCCTGTTCCTCGGGTGTCAGTAGCGCCTTGCTGATTGCCTGCTCGATTCGCTTCAGATGCGGGCGCAGCGAGAAGGTCAAGAACCAGAGCATCATCTGCTCCATTCCGGTTCCCCACGCGCTACTCTTGGTCATGTGGCCGACCATCACCGGTGGAACGTCAAACCACCTGCATATGATTTCCACGTTGAACTCGCGGGTCGCGAGCAGCTGCGCATCTCCCGGAGGCATCGAAAGCGGCGTGATATCCCAACCGCCCTCGAGCAGTGGAACCCTGCCGACGTTCATCGCGCCGGAGAAATTATCGATGATCGTCTTCGACTGAATCCGCTGCGCATCGGTCAGATATTGCGGCGCCTTCATGATCGCCGACGGGCGCATGCCGTTTCGGAAGAATGCCCCTGATGCTTTCTCCGCTGCTATCGCCGAACCAATGCTCTGCCGGGCTTGCGCGATCGGGGAGAGACCGAGCAACCCGTCGAGCGAGAATCCCTTGATGTGGAGAACGTCGGCTTCCGCCAGCGTCGTGACGGCGCCTTGAAACGAATAGGTATAGGTCAGCGCGCCGTCGACCGTGCGCCGGATGGTGACGCGATCCGGACGCATCGGCGTGATCGCAGAGATCGAGCCGTCAGCTGCGAGACGATCGATTGCACCGTAGGCATTGCCCCAGAGCAATACCGAGGCTGCCATTGCCTCCCAGAATTCCGTCGCCGTCATTTCGGCGTTCGGACGATCATGCAGGATCCGGTAGAGCGGATGCTTATCGTTGATCGTACCGCGGCCCTGCGCGTCGCGCTTGTAAAGGAACAAGGGCAAGGTCGCGATCGTCTGCGAGACGAGGCGGATGCACGACCAGACCGTGTCGAGCTGCAGCGCGGTGTCGACGGTAACCGTCTCACCGGAGTGGGTCGGACCACCTGAGAAGAAGTTATAGAGCCTCGGGTCGGTCATCCCGAGACTGCGGGCCAGAATCGTAGTCGCTTTCAGTCCGATACCGCCGAAGACTCGACCAGCAGCCTTGGTGAAAATACCCATGAGGCCGCCCACCTATGCGATGTGTGCCAGTGGCCGATCGACCTTACTGGACGCCGATCAATGGGCTGCAGCGAGGCTGATCACGGGGCTGGACAGGAAGCCCTCAAGTGACCCGGCTCTCTCGTCCTTAACCGTCGCAGTCCCGATGCTCATCGCCAGCGACACCATGCCGTCAATGCGGCGGGTCGCTTTTTCCTTGTCGAACATCCGGTGGCCGGTACGATTCTGCGTGAAAACCACGCCGCCGGCACACATCGCCATGACCGGATTCGGCTCGACAACGATCCGGCCTTCGATCAACGCGGCTTCGAGCTTGTTGATCGAGTCCGGCATCCACAGCTTCAGTTCGGTGACGCCGGAGCCGTCATCTTCGCGCTTGCCGACCACGCGGCCGACGAAACCCTGCGGGTGAACGATGCAGGGGAGGGTCACGCCGATGTTGTCGAGATGGTCGGTCAGCTGCTCGAGGCCGTACTGGTCGCAGCCGATCTGGACCGGCGAGTATTTCGCGCAGAGCCGCGCCAGCGCGTCGGCGATCCACGGATAGGAGATGCGCTTGCCCGGCACGCCCTCCATGAAGCCTTGCTTCATCCAGACGTCATAGGGAGCGCGGTCGGTCTTGGCGCGCTCGTGGATCGTGTCTGCCGGCGTCCAGAACCAGGTCTTCGAAGCGAACTTCCATTGGTCGTTGGTCGCGTCAAGAAGCCAGGTCAACGTGAAGGCTGTCAGGTCTTTCGTGCGCGACAGGTCGAGGCCGCCGAAGCAGGCGACGCCGGCCGCGGTCAGCGCCTCAGCGTCGACCGGTCCCTCGCAGGCCACCCAGGTTTCGCGGGGGATGGCGCTCGATTCGCTTTCCGTCCACTGGCAGAAGTTGAGACGTCGGACCGTGCCCTCTTTCGACGGCAGGCCCTTGGCCTCCTGGACCTGCTCGCGGATGTAGGCGGGATGAATCGAGACGCCGAGGTTCGGGTTCGCCTTGATCCAGCAAGTCTCGTCTTCGAAAGGCTCGTCCCCGGGATCAAGAGCACAGATATAACTGAACCAGGCGTCGTTTTCTTCCTCGCCCTGAACCACCTTGACCGAGTAGTCGTGCTCCTGACCACAGACGGTGCGCTTGTCAAAACCGGCGTTCGTGATTTCGAAGATCAGGGCTTCCTGATTGCCCTTGGTGCCGGCCCGCATCATCTCGATGACGGTGTTATCGGCGTGCTCGTGCACCTCGTCGATCAGCGCGCAATAGGGACGAAGACCAGACTGGCCTTTGTTCTCGGTCGAGACTGGCCGGAAGATCGAATCCGTGCCGATATGGGTGAGCTGCGAGATGGTCTGGGTCTGCTTGCCCTTGGTC